TTATTTATGTGATGACAATAACTCTGTTTGGAAAGATAGCAAGTTCTTTTCCGCAAAAAAGTTATTTTTTTCTCACTTATCAATTAAAAATTAAGGCAAAAAAATAAGGGGCTTAAAAGCCCCTTATTTTTTGATATTAAAACATTCTATACAATATGTAATTAGCTCCTTTTTCCATTATTTTATTCTTATCAAACTTATTCTTTTTATCTTTAACAAAATCTACAAATTCTTTAGTAGTAAACTCTTTAAATACGTTTAATATTGCTTGTATATTAACATCAATTATAAGTTCTTTTCTTTCTTTATCATATACCCTTGAAAAAAAATCTTCTTCAAGTGTAAAGCAATCATCTTCTATTATAAAATTAGCTATAGCCTCAGATGAAGTTTTAGAAAAATTAGTGTTTTCTAATATTTTTTTAGTAATACTATCTAATGTAAAAGTTGTCATTTTATTTACCTCTTTTTAATTATTTATGTGATGACAATAACTCTGTTTCAAAAGATAGCAAGTTCTTTTCATCAAAAAAGTTATTTTTTTCTCACTTATTTATTAAAAATTAAGGCAAAAAATAAGGGGCTTTAAAGCCCCTTATTTAATATAATTATTCTATTATTCCATATAGCATATTACTAAATTATCATCACTAATTAATATATTATCCCCATACAAATTTTCATTTTCTTCTAAATATTTAGTAAACCCCTCTGTATCAAACTCTTGATACAAATCTCTGATAATATCATAACCTATAGATACTTCATATTCATTATTGTCCTCATTATTTAATATAGCTATAATTGGTAATGATGAACCTTGCTCATTTTCTAATAAATATTTTGCTAATAATTCAGCTGCTTTTTCTGAGTAGTATTCTTTTAATCCTTCTATTATCTCATTCAAACTAAAATTAATCATTTTTAATTACCTCTTTTTTAATTATTTATGTGATGACAATAACTCTGTTGCGAAAGATAGCAAGTTCTTTTCCGCAAAAAAGTTATTCTTTATTTTTAAATTGCCAAATTATTAAATTGGTTATTTTTATAATTTTTTATCAATAAAATAATATAATTCAAAAAAGGAGATTTTAATGGATTCTAGAAATGGTATTACTATTAATTTTAATCAAGATATATATAGATGGATTGTAAAAATGGTTGAAAAAGCTAAAAAAGATCCTCTAAATTATTCTAATTCTACATTTGGAGGTTTTGTGCAGGCTTGTGTTGCAAAAGCTAAAAAAGAATACGAAGAAAAAGGCAGTGAAATGCAGAAATTAAAAAAAAGAGTAGAAGAATTAGAAGAAACTGTAAAAAGAATTGATGAATTAGAAAATAAAATTAAAGAATTAGAAAAATGATATTGATACCCCCTAATAAAAAAGTTATCGCCATGCATAAAAGACTCCCCACTCGTTGCACCGATTGAAAGCCTGTAGAGATTTTACCCACCCCCCCGCCAAGCAAATATAAATCAGTTATAATTCACATAAGAAAAAAATTAAAATAAATTATTATTTTTTGATGAAAAAGTATTGACAAAATCATCAAGTATGATATAATATAATTAATCCTAAAGAAATGAAGGAGGTAATTATGGAAGTCTTAACTTTCATAGCTACAATTATTGATATCCTCACACTTATCGTAATTGTGGTTAAGCTAATAAAAATTAAAAAATAATTTTTATTAGTTACGAAAGGGAGCTAAGTTAGCCGACTTGGCTCCTGACTTCCATAGTTAATATTATATACATTATGAAGGAGTTGTCAAGATGTTAACAACTGTAAATGCAATATTATCTGTAGTATCATTATCACTCAATATAGTAGTATTAGTTCTTTTATTAAAAAGAGGTCATAACAATGGATAATAAAAAAAATAGTTGGGGTGGTGCTAGAGCAAACACAGGCGGAGCTCGTGAAGGTTCTGGTAGAAAAAGAATAACAGAAGATAGGCTTGACATTAAATTATATATGCGTGTTAGTGAAAAAGAACAGCTCCTAATAAAAGAAAAAGCAGAGCAGAATAATGTCAGTGTATCTCAATATATTAGAGATGCTGTATTAAAAGAATTAAATGTATAATATAGATATTAAAAATAAAAAAATAAAAGAATTAGAAAATATTATAAAAGATAGATATAAGGAAAGTAATAATATAAAAAATATTATTGTAAGATATAATGATATTGTTTTATTCTTTAATTCTAATCTTTTAAAATGTCTAATAATAGATGATGAGCTTAGATGTAGCTGGACAAATGAACTAACAGGTGAACATAATATAAAGCAATATAATAATATTGAAGAATTATTAAATAGTTTAGATATGATTTTAAGTTAAAATGGTGTTGCGATAATAAAGGTTATCGTAATATTTATAAAATAATATAGGATTTTTAGGATGTCAGTAATAAAAGAAAAAATAAAAGTAAATGGAAGATTAATAACTAATGCACTTATAGATAAAAGTAATACTTTTTTGGCATTATGTGAGCTTATTGATAATTCTATTCAAGCAAATGCTAAAATAATAAACATATATATGAAAACAGATTCTCCAAAAGAAATTGTAAAAGATAGTATATCTTTTTTATCAATAATAGACAATGGTATTGGAGTATCATATAGTGATTTTCCTAAAAAAATATTAGAGATAGCTACAGATGTTAAACCTAAAGGAAAAGGAAGAGGACGTTTTTCTGTATTTCAATTTGGTAAAACTGCATATTTTGAAACAGTTTCTTATGATGAAAAAATAAAAAAATATACTAAAACGTATTGCACTTTAAAGTTGTCTGAACTTCAAGATGGGTATATAGATAAAGATTTAGTGGATGTTTTTAGTGAAGAACTTGATTCAAAACAAAATACATATTTTAAAATAGAGATTAGTGATATATTTGATAAAGATGATATAGATTATAATAAAAGAAAAAATAAAATTAATGAAGCATTAAGAACAGAAAATATAGGATTAGCTTTGTTTACTAGATATCCTATAGAAATGTTAGATAAAAATATATCGTTTATTATTAATAATAGAAAAATTAATCCTGAGGATTATCAAATTAATAGGTATCAAGAACATAGCTCTTATAATGATTATGTTATAAATTATGATATTATAGAACATAAAGCAAAAAAAGAGGAAAAAACTCTTTGTATAAGAACAGAAAACAATAATATAAAAACTATATTAAGTTATTTTGATATAGAAATGAATATGCCTTATAAAGAAAAATCAGATATAGCTTGGCATATATATGTTGATTCTGATTATATAGATAAAAATTCTGATTTTTTTGAACATTTAGATTTTAAAGATATGAACATAGAAGTAAAAGAGTTTTTAACACAATTACAATATGATATAGAAAATTGTTTTCTAAAAAAATATAAAGAGTATTTTAATTTTAAAGATAAATTAATTAAGAATAGTAATTATCCATACAATAATAAAAATATTTCTAACTATTCTAAAAGTAAAGAATTAACATTTATTCAAATAGCATATTCTATAGAACAGAAATATAAACTACTATCAAACAATGAAAAACTTGTAAATATAATTTATCCATTACTTGATGGTTGTATGGATAATCCTAATTTAAAAAATATAATTAATAGTATTAATACTTTGGAAAAAAGAGATCTAAAACAATTTAATGATTTAATTGAAAAAACAGAATTAAAAGAAGTTATAAGTTTTACTGATGATATAGCTAATAAGATGGCTTTTTTAGATTTTTTACATGAAATTAACTATGGTGATATATCAGAATATATATTAGAACGTAAACAGCTTCATAAAATAGTTGAAAAAAATTTATGGATATTTGGAGAACAATATATTTATAATAGTGCCATAATAGAAAGCGATACTAATTTAGGAAAAAATTTAAACCGTTTAAGAAAAAACATTTTTAGTGATGATGAAGAGTTTGATAAAATAAAAGTCGGTGATAATATAACAAAAATAACAGATCTGTTTTTCTATTCTGATTTTAAATTTAATAAAAACCATGAAGTATTAGTTGTTGAATTAAAAAGGCCATCTGTACAATTAGGAAATAAAGAAATAGAACAAATACTAAATTATGGTTCGCTTATTGCTGACTTTAATGGTATAAGTAAAAAAGATGTGAAATTTAAATTAATATTAATTGCTTCCAATATAAGTAAAAATACAAAAAGGTATATAAAAATAGATAAACCATATAATACTATAGAAAATGATGTCAATAATATAGAAATATGGGTTATAGAATGGGCAGATTTAATAAAAGATAATAGAGATAGACTAACTTATATGAGTAAAGAAATAAAAGTTAAAGATAATTATATATTGGATAATATAGAAAAAGAGTTCCCATATATAAATTTTGACAATATAAAATTGAATATAAAACCAAAAAAATAAAATAAATATTTTATTTATAGTTGCGATAACATAAATTATCGCAACAATATTAATTACTATATTCTAAAATAAGTTTTTTAATATACTTACGTACACTCATGTTCTTTTCTTTAGCTAATCTTTTTAATAGCTTATATTCTTTAGATTTGAATCTGCAAACTATTAATTGTTTTTTCATTATTCTATCTCCAAACTTTTTAAGTATATTCCTGTTATAGCTATACTGCTATGATTTAATGCCTGTCTAATAAGTTCTATGTCTTTGGTTTGTTTGTATAGAGTAACAGCAAAATAATGCCTTATATCATGTATAGAGTAGGCAGCTTTTATTTTACCTTGATTATATAAACGCTTTGAACTTCTATAAAATATGTTCCTTATTACTTCAGAGCTTTTATTTTTGAAAGGATTATTAAAAGAAAGATTATTCTGTTTTAATAATTTAATAACTTTGTCAGTAACTTTCCAGCTTATTTCTTTTCCTTTTGAATATGAATAATATTTGTTATTTCTTATTTCTAGTTTAGGTAAAGCACCAACACGCACACCGCATTCCATTATAAAAATGATGGCCACTTTTATGAGAGGATCAGATATATCTTTAATTATTAATTCAATTTCTTTTTTAGTTGGCACTTCCAAACGTTTCTTATTTTTTACAGGCGGACGAGTTTTTGTACCTCGAAAAGGATTTTTCATAAATGGATATCTTCTTTCTAAAAATGAAAAGAAAGAAGAGCAGGAAGAAACTAATGCACGTATACTTAAATTAGAAAGCTCACTAGAATTAACTTCTGTTATAAAATCATCAGCTTCTCTTGCTTTAATAAATAAAATATTTTTATTATTCATTTTGCAGTATTCCTCTAGTTTATTAAGTCCGTTTTTATACTGTCTTTTTGTGTGATTGCTTTTTGTTTTTGAACATTGCTTAAAAAAGTTTTCTTTTTCTGTTTCATAATCTATCTGTTTAATAAGCTGCTCTTCTTTCATATAGTCAAGTATATTCAAGTAGTTAGCTTGTTTGTAAAGAAGTTCTGCTTGCTCTTGGCTTATTATATTATTATTTTGTAATATTAATTCTTTATATTTTTTAGAAGCCATGTTTATACCTTTTCATTAAATTAAAGACAAAAGCCTTCATTTAATGAAAAGAATATAAACTTTTATAACTTTTTAAATATACATAGCTATTATTTATTTTTAGACTTTTATATTATATTATTTTCAATCAATACCGTAAAAATATTAGTAGGTGATATTTTTACAGTATCATAGTGATGTTACGAAGATAAGTGTTAATCTGTTAAAACTTGGAATTAGTTTCCTCAAAATCTGACTTTGAGAATTCCCTCCTTTACAATTATAAGATTAAAAATGCCTACTTCATTTTTGATAATTGTCTATTATTGAATACTCTAATTACTCCAGATGTACATAGTCTATTAGTAGATACTTCATTATCTTTTAAATAACTATCATATTTTTGTACTCGTCTATGTACATTAGATTTACTTATATTTAATTTTTTAGCTATTGAATAAATACTTAAATGCTGATAGTAATACATATTAAATATAATTCTGTCTAAATCATTATTTATTGATTTATAACAATTAGATAAAACTATATCAGAATATTTATAATGAAAAAATATATATTCAGGCTCATACTTTTTATTGTCTGATATTGTATCAATTAAATATTTTTCTTTTTTATCATCATCTTTATATTTATAATCGCATACTTTTTCATAAAGCGATTTAGTACCTAATCTATAATTTATATGTTTTCTTCTGCCATGTAAAAATCTGTCTAATTCTCTAAAAATAAAATATTTTATAGTATAAAATAAAATCTTTGTATAAGTTTCTGCTATAATAGGTTTTGTACTATGTTTTATATAATTCAAACCTTTTATAAGTCCCATAAAACCAATGTTAATTAACTCTTCTTTTTCAAAAGATTTTATATAATATAAACTATTAACTACTTTATACACTAACAATTTCAAATTAATCAATATTTTATTTCGCATTATTATACTTTCTTCTTCATTAGTTATCTTTTTCCATTCTTTAATTATATTAAAATCATATTGTTTTTTTTCTTGTAATGTCATTTTTCACCTTTAAAGTAATTATAAAGTTCTTTTATTACACTTACTACTTTATCATCAATATTTAATAATATAGCATTTAATATCATAGCTGTATCTCTTGAAGTTTTATAACTTTGAATAAATATACCTTTTTTATTTTTTGGCACTATTCCTATAACATGAATACAGCCTTGTTTTTTTAATTTATTGGTAAACTCTTCAATATCTTTCTTTAATTCATCATTATCAATTAATTTAGTTATATTCATTAAAACGGTACCTCTTCATCATCTTCCTGACTATTATTTTCTGCTGTATTATTAGAATCTTTTTTATCAGCAAGCATCTGCATTGACTGCATAATAATTCTCACCTTAGATCTAGTAGTGTTTGTGTTTTTATCCTGCCACCTTTCCTGCCTTAGTGTTCCGCTTATACAAACCTGCTTTCCTTTTGTAAGATATTTATTTGCTGTTTCTGCAAGTTTATCAAATGCTACTATATCGAAATAATTTACTTCTGTAGTATTTTTTGTACTTATATAATAATTATTTGCTATAGAGAACTCGGAAATTTCTTTTCCGCCTTGGCTATACTTTCTTTGAGGATCAGCAGTCAATCTTCCTATTAATGTTACACCATTATGATCTGTCATAAATAACTCCTTAACTCAATTTTTCTGCTATTAAAAAAAGCATACCGATTATGTCCGATAAAAAGAAACAAAGTAAATAAAATGCTTTGCCAATAGGATTTTTATTTGTTATGCTAAAAAATATACATATAAATCCAACTATATGCCAAGCATAAAAAAATAAATAACACATCATTTATATACCTCTACCTGACTATAATAATTTTTATATGATAGTGCTAATTTTCTAGGAAGTTTTGAAACTCTCTTGAATAATAAGCATTGATATTTTTTACCAACTTTTATGAATATTTTTAATCTTGCTATAATATCTTCTTCCTTTTTATAACTTATCTTTTTATGCCAATCATATCTAATACGCCTTTTTATTCTTTTATAAATAGCTTTATATTTATTAGCTTTATTCTTTAAAGTCATAATAATTCCTTATCAAATAAGTTCTGTATTTCTTCTTCAAACTCTTTATATATCTTTTAAACATTTTCTTATTTTATTGTTCATATCAGATATATTTTCAACTTCAGTTCCTTTTTTTATCCTTATATATTCATGATGCATATATAAATCTATATATTTTAATTGTTTTTAATCTTTATCAAAATGAATCTTAAAGTCTAATTCATTAAACGGAAGCATATTTTTTAATATACTTTTTACTTTTTCTCTTAAAATTATTATTTCTTTATTAAGCATTTTCAAACCTTATTTAATATATTTTTCTACTGCCTGCATATAAAAACCTAAACTATGATTACAGTCTAATTTTTCATTATTAATAGTTACAAATAATTCATTTTTATTTCCGTTTCGGCATACCCTTGGTATTATTTTGTTATAGCTTATATCAATATTTTTATATTGATGCTTTAACACTCCTAAAATGTCATTCATTCTTCTAAACTCATCATCTACATCATTATAATTAATAATAGCTTTAATCATTTTTTATATCTCTTTTACTAAATTAAATAATGATCTTAGAATATTATAATATTTATTATATTCATCTTCTGTTTCACATTCTATTGTTGTAGGAAATCCACTTTCTAAAGTAAATATTTTTATAGTCTTTTTATCTTTATCAAAATAAATATTTGATATACAGTTTATATTGATTAAATATTTATTTTGAAAAAAAATACCTTCCAACATAAATTACTCCTCATCAGCAAAAAGCATTTTATTGCCTTCACTATCCACTTTATCACCATCTGCATCAAAGTCCCATCTATTTATATTATCTTCATCTATACCTGAACTTAATGGATCTTCTTCATTCTCCTCATCTATTCTATAATTTGAATCATCTTCATCTTCTCCGAAAGATATTATCTCATTGTTTTCTTTTAATGTGTCTTCAAAAGATTTATTTTTTCTTTTATTAATTTCTTCTTGTATATCTTCTTTATAATTATCAAGCATTGTTACTTTTTTTAATTCTTCCAATTCTTCAAGAGTAAGTTCAGATATCCTTCTTCCTTGTGTTATTTTATTTTCAAGTTCACGGCTACGATTAAACTTTCTGCCTTGTAAAATATGTTTTGCCGTTTCTGAATATTTACATATAGAATCTAATTCACTTTCTAATAAAGATATTTCTTCTAATTCCTCATTAGAAAGCTGTGTCATATCTCTTCCATTTTTTATATTTTCTATTTTATTATTAAGTTCATGCTCTTTTATATTTTCTATTATTGTGTTTGATTTTTCTGCATTTTTAGTATTGTTATTATTGCTACTTTTCTTTTTTGATTTAGTCATACTTAAATCAAAAATACCTCTTCTATTTAATTCTTTTTTTATATAATCTTTATACCCTTGCTCTAACTCTTCACTATTATACAACTCAATTAATCTGTTATCACTGAATAAATTTAAATATACATTTTTACTAGGTCCATCCAGAGGATATCTTGAATAGTCTTTTTCAGGATATTCACAGTTATTATCAATATTTTCTTTTGTTTCTTTTTTACTAACTTTTGATATAAACCTCTGTATAGCATTCATAATTGTATTGGCTTCTTCTTTATCATCAGATTTGAATGTTATACCAAAAAGTCCGTTATCTTCTATAAAGTTTAGCTCTCTCATTACCACCCTCCAACTCAAATTATATTAAATATTAGAATTAGAAACTATTGTTTCATCTATGTATTTTTTTAATATTTCTTTACTGTCTATATTAATTTCTTTTTTATTTATATCTAATAGAACATTACCTCTATCTATTGTTATCCTATGAAACCTATCATTTAAATAAAAACTAAATCCATTAAATGCTTCTATTATGATAGATGGAGAATAACTATCTATAATAAAATCAATCAATTTCTGCTTTAATATCTTCATTTTATTTTCTGTTTCTTCAAAAGATATTTTATAATTATAAAAAGTTTCTCTAATAATCTGTTCCAT